CAGCTGCAAAGAAAAGAGCAGACGCAGCAGCGGCCAAGAAGAGAGCTGAACAAGCGGCAGCCAAGAAGAGAGCTGATGAAGCGGCAGCTAAGAAAAAAGCTGAACAAGCAGCCGCAGCCAAGAAGAAATATGAGGCATCAGGTTTCTCAGGATCTAGTGCTCAAAGCATAAAAGAGAAGGCTGCAGAAAGACACGCACAATTCAAGAAGACAGGTGTTCAAACCTACGGCGGCACACGTAACGTCAACTCTTATACCAAGAAAGAACTAGACAAGCTACAATCCTATGCTAGAACTGAGGGTAAATCATTTGGTATGACTATAGGTCAGCCCGGTGTAAAGTACCCCGGTAAGACAGGCATGGAGAAACTACCAGAAGGTCAAGTTCCAAATGCTGATGGTCTTGTAATGAACAGCGTTGGTCAGTATGTCACACCAGCACAGCTTGCTAAAGATGATGCTGACGCCGGACCAAGCATCGGTAGATCTATAGCTAAAGGTATTAATACTATTAAAAATAATGTTGTACCATTTGGCAGAAGAATACCTGATCTCAAGACAGACTACACAGTAGCACAGGAAGCTAGACTCAAAGCAACTACTCCATACAAAACTGGACAGCGTACAAAGACTGGTGCTATAGCTGGAAGAGGTAGTAGTGATAATAGAATGCAGATACAACAGCAACAGCCTGCTCCTCCAACTCGAGAGTCAGTAGAACAGCTAGCTGCAATGTCAGATGCGTTACCTCCTGATTCAATACGTGAAACACCAGCACCCCAAGAAACCCCTCCAACACCTAATACATTGATACAACCAGAAAGATTTATAGATGTCGGTGGTGGCAAACAGGTATCAGCTAGTGGTATGTCTGACTATCTGGCATCACTACGAGACACATGGGATCAACAGTCCCAAGCATACCAGACACAGATCGGTCAGCTACAAGGACAGATCGGTGGATTCGAGACACAAGTCGGTGGACTACAAGGACAGATCGGTGGCTACCAGAGTCAGATCGGCGGATACCAAGGTCAAGTTAGTGACTTTGAACGTACCATAGCAGACTATCGTAGACAGGTAGGTGGCTATGAGACACAGCTTGGTGACTACAGAGGCCAAGTCAGTGGACTACAACGAGACATCGGTGACTACCAAGGACAGATTGGTGGACTACGTGGTGACATTAGTGACTACAGAATGCAGATCGGTGGATTACAGAAAGATATTGGTGGCTACAAGGGTCAGATCGGTGAGCTTCAAGGTGACATAGGACGTTACCAAGGAGAGATCGGTGGCTTACGTGGTGACATCAAAGGTCTGAAAGGAGACATCGAAGGCTATCAAAACAGAGAGCAGCAAGCTCGTGAGATGCAGATACGTCAGATGCAACGTCAACGTGTTGCCCAATCATATGGTGGCAAAAAGAAAGCACGAGTTGGCGGTGTGAAGACAGGTAGAATAGAAGAAGAAGCTAGAATGTTTGGGCCACGTGCTACATTCAATAGATCTGGCTTACGAATATCATCATTAAACATATAGAACAATGACAGCGAAATCTAGGTATGATAATTTATCCAGTGATCGTTCCCAGTTTCTAACCGAAGCAGAAGATGCAACCAAACTTACTCTACCTTACCTTATAAGAGGACACGAAGATTACTCTAAAGGTATGAAACAACTCAAGACTCCATGGCAAAGTGTGGGAGCTAAAGGTGTAGTAGCCTTAGCTTCCAAGCTTTCTCTTAGTCTAGTCCCACCCCAGA